GAGCAATTTATGCTGATTGAGCATTTGTCTGAGCAACTTGCTAAATTACAAGAACAAATAGATGAGGGTCGTGCGCCACATGACCAGCAACAAAAACTAACGTTAGATTTCTATGAGAAACGATTAACTAATATTGAAGAACAGATAGAAAAAATGAGGAACGGAAAACGTGGTAACTGAAACAATCACATTGATACTCTATATGGGCGGTGATGTTGCAGAACATACGGCATTTGAAAAAATATCTAAATGTCTTAAGACCAAACGAAAGATAGAAAGAAACCTATACAAAAAATCAACATCTGTCAGGTATGCTTGTGAAAACAAAACAGTTGTGTTTGAGAAGAATGATGATGGTTCAAACTATATTGTAAGGATAATAGAATGATACAGGCTCTTATAGGACCAATAGCGAATCTTGCTGGGTCGTGGATGGAATCAAAAGTTGAGCAAACTAAGGCCAAGGGCGCAGTAGCTAAAGCTCGCGCTGAAGCAGAGGCACAAGTTATGGTTACAGCCGCAACACACGAAGCTGGCTGGGAAAAAATTATGGCGCAAGCGTCAGATAACTCATGGAAAGACGAGGCGTGGACAATCCTCTTTATCGTCATAATTGGAATGTGTTTCATTCCATTTACTCAACCATATGTTGAGGACGGTTTTGCAGCTTTGTCGCGTACACCAGAATGGTTCCAGTGGGCGATGTACGCCTCGATAGGTGCAAGTTTTGGTATTCGTGGATTAAAAGGATTTAAAAAATGAACAAAGATAGATTAAGAGAAGAAATAGCTGAAGACGAAGGTTGTAAGTATGAGGTCTATCTAGATCATCTTGGCTTACCAACTTGCGGTATTGGACATTTAATTACCGAGTCTGATGAAGAATATGGTAAGCCTGTTGGAACAGTAGTAGAACAAGAGCGTGTCAAAAAGTTATTTTCTTTAGACATGGCAGTAACTATTGATGAGTGCAAAGTTCTTTATGAAGATTTTGAAGACTTACCAGAAGAAGCACAACACATCATTTGTAACATGATGTTCAATATGGGCAGACCAAGATTGTCTAAATTTAAAGGCATGAAAGCAGGGGTTGATGCTAGAGATTGGGATAAAGCCGCAGATGAAATGGTAGACTCAAAGTGGTATACTCAAGTACCAAATCGAGCTAGACGTTTGGTGGATCGTATGAGGTCTTTGGCTGAATAGTAAGCTCGTAGCCCATTGTTTCTAGTACCTTATTAAAATTAGAAAGAGTGGGCTGTCTCTGTTTAGCCTCCCAAGTATATACCGTGATTACACTAACTCCAGTGTCATCGGTAACTTGTTTTTGACTTAAACCAGATTTTTTTCGTAAAGTCTTAAATTCTTCAATCAGATCAACCATTTTTTCCAGTTTTCTCCAAGAACTTGTGTTGCGATATTTATCTTCTTTCGCAATGCAGTAACTATTTTTTCATCTACTGTTTTTTCAGCAACGATGTCTATGTAGGTAACAGAAGAAGTTTGCCCTATTCTGTGCGCTCTGTCTTCTGATTGCAACCTTACTTCAAGATCGTAACTATTACTATAATAAATTACAGTTTTTGCTGCTGTAAGCGTGAGACCGTATCCACCAGTTCTAGGTTGTCCTATAAAGAACCTTAGATCTTCACTCGTTTGAAAACGCTCAACAATATCTTGTCTTGCTTCTCCGTCTGTGTCTCCAAAATAAGTAGCTACGGAACTTGGACCATAAGCTCTTGCAAGTTCCATTTCGATCGCCATAATATCGTGTCGGTAATTAGCCCATATGATTACTTTACCGTCTACTTCTTCGAGTATGGAAAGTAATTCTGACATTCTATTATTTTTAAAACGAACAAGATTACCGTCGTCAGTGTTTACAAAACCGCAACTTATTTGATGTAGCCTAAGAAGCTGAGTAATCACTGCGTTAGCTGTAACCATTTCCATATCGTCCAGTAAAGCTACAGCAGTCTTTTTCATTTGATTGTACATTTTCTTTTGTTCGGGTGTTAGTTCTATAGATCTTTTTATATAGTTTTTATCAGGTAGATCTAAACACTCATCTTTCGTAACTCTATAAGAAAAAGGCTGTATTGATTCGGTTAATTCTTCCAAGTTTCTAAATCCCAATATTTGATTATAACTATGTGAACTAGATGTTCTTCTGACCATGTCAGCATATCTACTACAGAATGCATAATAAGATCTAAACCCTAGTAGCTCTTCATTTAAGAATAAAAACTGAGAGTAAAGATCTAGAGGAGATTTAGTAATTGGAGAACCTGTTAATATTCGTTTATATTTTGCCGTTTTAGATACTCTTATCGAAGCCTTAGTTCTTTTAGCACTATGATTTTTTATAACAGTAGATTCATCTATAGCGATTAAAGTTTTCCCTTGATGACTTCTAATAAATTTAGTTACGACCTCTTCTGCTTTACCGCTGGATAAAGCCTCTATGTTCATAACAAATATATGAAGGTCATAATTTGGAATCCATATCGCTCTTATAGAGTCCTTATGAGCTACCGTAAGAGGCGAAGCCCAATAAGCTATATTACATTCAATATGCTCTGGCATGTGCGCAGGAAGCTCTTTAGCTACCCAATTTTTATATACCCCTTTCGGAGCAAAAATTACAGCTGAATCTATTTTACCTGCGTCATAAAGTGCAGCTATCGTATCTATTAAGACTTTAGACTTGCCAGTACCCATATCCATCAACAATGCGAACTCTTCTTTTTGCCAAGAGTTTTCTAACGCCTTTAATTGATGGTCATAAGGTTTCGTTTTAAATTTGAAATTATACATTACTTTCTCCTATCTTTCTACAATTACTTATACTAAAGTATGTTGGGTGAGTAAAGTATAGAAAGGTAGAAAGTAATGGAGTATTCTCGAAGCGAAGCGGTGTATAATCACCGCATGGCAGGACGTATCCGTAGGTTACATATAAAACCTATGAACGGAGACGAACAGAATATAGCAGCTCATAGTTGGGGCGTGGCTATGATCCTATTAGATCTTTTCCCCTGTGTATCAAGAAGTTGTTTAGTATTCGCTCTTCGTCACGATGTTCCAGAAATAGTGACAGGCGATGTTCCTGCTAATGTGAAATGGCAACATCCTGGACTTCAAGATACTTTAGAATGGATAGAGGAAGGGTTTTTAGAAAGAATGGGTTGGCCTACGGAGAGTGAAAAACACGGAGTTCCGCATCTAGCAGGGTCAGAAAATTGGCATAACGAAAGACTTTATATAAAAATAGCGGATCGTGTAGAGCTTTTATTTTATTGTTTAGAACAAATCTATATGGGCAATCTGTTATTGATGGATGTTTTTGAAAATGTGCGTGAAAAACTAAACGATGATTTGCTAAAACTTAATCCTTCACAAGCAGTAGATGTGCAGGAATATATAAAAGCCTATAGTGGTTTTCTAGCAGATAAATTTTCTAAAGACCATAAAGTGCCTTGCGACGTGTTATCTATCTCATAATCTCATAACTAATCTCATAGGATAGTTTAATAATATTTTCAGAGAGTTACCTACTAAATTATGACATTATGAGATTATGACGAGCTTTTACAACAAATTAAACTTTAAAACCTGTATAAATAAATATAGGATTAAAAAAGAGGAAGAAAGAAGAATGAGCACAGTTTACGTCATACAGGATTTTGGCACATGGAACTTGACCCCTGCACTTGAGTTTGGGGATATAAAAGTTTTACTGCCAGCAAGACGACAGATTATTTTTAGTTCGGCTCCAACAGTAAATAGGTTGAGGCAAGAGCTACGAGAAATTACCGACGATGATTATTTGTTATTGTCTGGTGATCCTGCGGCGATTGGAGTCGCATCCGCTATCGTTTCAGATTATCTGAACGGTAAATTAAATCTTCTAAAATGGGATAAACAAGAAAGGATGTATTATCCTATCAACATAAACCTTAAGAACTATGGAGACATAGATGAGTGATAATCTCGACGATATCCTCGGGAGCGAGGTATTAAATACTCTTAACGTCGAAGCAACCGACACAGAAATGCGTCGCATTGCCGATCTGGCAAATAAACAGTTGGAGCTAGAGCGTAGCGTTGTT